GTAGCGCCAGTGTCACCTTTCTCGCCTTTGTCGCCGGTTGCGCCTGTAGCGCCAGTGTCACCTTTCTCGCCTTTGTCGCCAGTTGCGCCAGTAGCACCTGTGTCACCTTTCTCACCTTTGTCGCCGGTTGCGCCAGTAGCACCTGTGTCACCTTTCTCGCCTTTGTCGCCGGTTGCGCCAGTAGCACCTGTGTCACCTTTCTCACCTTTGTCGCCGGTTGCGCCAGTAGCACCTGTGTCACCTTTCTCACCTTTCTCACCTTTGTCGCCGGTTGCGCCAGTAGCACCAGTGTCACCTTTCTCGCCTTTGTCGCCGGTTGCGCCTGTAGCACCAGTTGCACCTGTTGCGCCTGTAGCACCTGTAGCACCTGTAGCACCTGTGTCACCTTTTTCACCTTTGTCGCCGGTTGCGCCAGTAGCACCTGTGTCACCTTTCTCACCTTTGTCGCCGGTTGCGCCTGTAGCGCCAGTGTCACCTTTCTCACCTTTGTCGCCGGTTGCGCCAGTAGCACCAGTGTCACCTTTCTCACCTTTGTCGCCGGTTGCGCCAGTAGCGCCAGTGTCACCTTTCTCGCCTTTGTCGCCGGTTGCACCAGTTGCACCTGTGTCACCTTTCTCGCCTTTAGCACCAGTTGCACCAGTTGCGCCGGTATCACCTTTTTCGCCTTTGTCGCCGGTTGCACCAGTTGCACCGGTTGCGCCGTCTTTACCGTCTTTACCGTTTTTACCGTCTTTAACGATGGTAGTAGTCACTGAGCCATCAGCTTCATTAGTAATAGTGATGGTATGAGTACCGTCACCATTATCTACAACTTCACCTGTGATGCTGTCGCCTTTGTCGCCTTTTTCGCCTTTTTCGCCTTTGTCGCCGGTTGCACCAGTTGCACCTGTGTCACCTTTCTCGCCTTTAGCACCAGTTGCACCGGTTGCGCCGTCTTTACCATCTTTACCGTTTTTACCGTCTTTAACGATAGTCGTAGTAACTGAGCCAGTACCTAAATCAGTAATCGTGATTGTATGAGTGCCGTCTTCGTTATCTACAACTTCACCTGTGATGCTGTCGCCTTTTTCGCCAGTAGCGCCTGTGTCACCTTTGTCGCCTTTCGCACCAGCTACACCAGGGTCACCTTTTTCGCCTTTCGCACCATCACTAATAATGGTTGTTGTTGTGGTGCCATCGCTGTTGGTAACAGTAAGAGTGTGGGTGCCATTATTGTTATTGGTCACCGTTGCTGTAACGCTCTTACCATCCTTACCATCTTGACCTTTTAAACCTTTATAGATATCACTTTCGGTATCAATCTCAAGTTTATAGGTATTGTTACTATTTGGATTTGCAGTCATTTTTAGACCGTTAAGTGCAACTAATTGTAAAGGTGCGTTACCCGCCATACCTGGTCTATAAACATAATCACTAGCTACTTGGTCACCTGTTCCTGTATTATTTCCATTAAATCCTTGGAAAACAAATGGATTGGTATAAAGTTGAGAACCATTCACTGCATCTTGAGAAGTTGCATTAACCTCACCTGCTCTTAATCCTGTGATCTTTTGATTGTTCATCTGAATACCGCCGGTATTAATGTTAATACCACCAATATTTGCTGTATCAAAGAACACATCATTTTTAGTTGCGATAACTACATTACCTTTTGTTTGGGTTAACTTAATGTTCTTACCTGCAAGCAATGTTACATTTTCATCTGGTGCAATATTTTCAGTTGCTTCAGTTGATTCACCCGCTTCTTTTTTGGTTTTTAAATTCCAACCTTTACCTAATTTCTCTGCAACAGCGTATAACTGAGAACCGTTGATCGCATCTGTTGATTTGCTATTGATTTGACCAGCTGCCACATTTTGAATTTGGCGCTCTGCATCTTTTCTACCAACACTAACCACACTTTTTGGTTTTGTGCCTGCAAACTCAATCGTTTCACCTGCAATAGTGATATTTGCAGTTGGAACTGCTGCACCAGTAATAGAGGTAGCACCTAAAGCAACATCACCTTCATTATTTGATTGTGAATTAAAACCTAGAGCAAGAGAATTTTTACCTGATGCAGTTGCATTATAACCACCTGCGAACGCACCATCATTTTGTGCACTTGCCGCTGAGCCAATCGCTACAGAATGAATGTGAGTTGCATTAGCACTATCACCGATTGCAATAGCATGATCAAAACTTGCACTTGAGTCTTTACCTACTGAAATCGCAGAATAACCAGTTGCATTTGAATTTTTACCTACGGCAATCGCTGTACCCTCTTCACATGTAGCGCCACCAGGTAATGAAGGGTTTGTTTTTGCACAAGATGTTTGAGATTTTCTTGTACCATTTGCAACTGAATTTGTACCGATTGCAATATCAGATTCGGTATTTGCAGTTGCCGAAAAACCTTGTGCAATTGTACTTACATCTTTTGCTTTAGCACCACGACCAACTGCAATAGCTTGATCTTTCAGTGCTTTTGAACCACCACCGATCGCTACTGATGAAAAACCATGAGATTCAACTGAAGTACCAATAGCAATAGAGTTTACATTTGTTGCGCCAGCATTTGGAACACTTGTTGTGGTCGCACCTAGATAAACTGAATTATCACCACGTGCTTTTGCATGGCTACCGATGCCCACAGCACCATCTCGGGTAGCATTAGAATGGTCACCGATTGCAATCGCTGCTAAAGCTGTCCCAACAGTACTACTCCATTGTATCCAGCCACTAAATATGAGAAACATAAAAACAAATAGGGATTGGGCGGGAATTTTCGGGAATAAGCGGGATGAATATAGATAAAACGGGGCTTGGCGGTGTGCCAGCCCCTTTTTTATTAGTTAAAAAATAGAAATAATGAAATGAGAAAATTTTTCTAAATATTGGCAGTTTAACCGCTAAAAATGGGAAACATTAAACGCGGTTTAAATGGCTTTAAATTTAGGGTTAAATCTTTAAATTAAGTCGTGGCCGATGAAAACAACCTGGCCTAACACTTCAAAGTTTAAATTATCTTCAAACATCAGCTCTATCGGGGCGTAGATTCCTTTATTATCGCTAATCAAGCGAATGCCGCCAGGAATACCCTGGACGCGCTTAACCCAAAGCTGATCGCCCGAACGGATAACATATATCTGCCCATCACGCGGCGTGGTTACGGCACGGTTGATTAATAACATATCGCCGTGGTGGATTGTTGGGGTCATGCTATCGCCGGAGGTTAGAATAAATGCCAGCTTATTCTTTTGAAGGCCGCGTTGCTGCAACCAGCGCGCGCTTAGCCCCACAAAATCATCCGGTTCATACACGTCATCATTAAACGCCCCAAAGCCGGCAGAAGCAAATGTCTTATAAAATGGCACGCTAACAAGCTCAGTGGCCTTATTTATTGCCTCTTTAATATAGCGCCCTACAGTTTCTGTAATATTCGGGACGATCATTCGTGTTTCTGTGGGATAAAAGCCCAACTCCTTTTGTACTGCTGGTGGGAGCGATGAATAGTGATATTCATAAGCCACCCCTTTCTTTCCTTGAACCTGTTTCTTTTTCCAGTTTTCTTTAGTTGCACGTCTGGTTATGTTGGTCGCCTTGCTTGGCAAATTCCCTATCCCTTCTAACTCAAAAGCAGTAAACCATTCTTTTTTAGGTTGTGAATTCATACAATACCTTTTTAAATTCATCTTGAATTCAAAAGAAGCGTTATTAAAACCCTTTAAAAATCAAGACTATGCGAAATTTATTGAAAAATTTGTGAATTCTTTTGAATTCTTTAGTTGATTTCACAAAGAATTCACTATATTATTCAAATCATAGTCAGCGAACTACATCAAAATGTACTTCGTGAGCTAGTGTTAAAACTAACCAAGGATCTCACAAAATGGCAGGAAAAAAAAGAATTATTGACATGCATCGCGCAGATATTCGAGCGGAGTTAGAGAAAAAAGGAACTTCATTGGCTCAGCTTGGAATTGAGAACGGGTTATCAAGAACAACGGTTCGTAATGCCTTGGATAAACCATATCCAAAAGGAGAATGGATAATTGCAAATGCATTAGGGCTTAAACCTTCAGATATTTGGCCTAGCCGCTATCGCGAGTAGGGTTTGGAGGCATTATGAAAGAATGGTTTAACTCTAAAGAACTTGCTGGTATTGGCGGGTTGCCAAACAGCCCAAGCAATGTAACTCGAAAAGCCAAAAGCCTATCTTGGGAATTTAGACAGGTGGAAGGGGTGAAAGGGGTTAGTTATGAATTCTCTTTTAATTCATTACCGGAAGAAGTCCAAGCAGAACTCTTATTAAAACAAAGCCAGGCAGTGGAAATTCCGAAAACCCAAAAAGAACTCAACTACCTACCGGAAGTTATTTGGAAGCCTTATGAAAAAGCGACCGATAAACAAAAGGAAGAAGCAAAAGCGAAACTCGCCCCACTGCACAAGCTAGACGATTTAGTGAAAAACAACGTGGCATTAATGATGGCGCTTGATGCGGTTTCTACTGAGTATGAAATCGCGAAAGGCTCGCTCAAACGTTGGTATTACAAAGTGCGGTCTTTTGAACGCCCGGATTGGCTTCCTTTGTTATTGGATAAACACAGCAACAAAAAAGCTGGCAAAGAAGCAGACTTCACAGAAGAAGCCTGGGAGGCATTTAAAGCCGACTATTTTAGACCGGAATGCCCGCAATTTGGCAGCTGTTACGAGCGTTTAAAACGCGCTGCACGAGAAAACGGCTGGTCAATTCCATCAGCGAGCAGTATTAAGCGCAAAATCGCGCGAGAAGTGCCGAAATTGGTGCAAGTGCAATTACGCGAAGGTGACCATGCAGTCATGCAATATTACCCATCAATGCGCCGCACAGTGGCTGAAATTGAAGCCCTTGAGTGGATTAACGGCGACGGTTATCAACACAACGTATTTGTGCGTTGGCATAACGGCGAAATTGTCCGCCCTAAAACCTGGATTTGGCAAGACATTCGCACCCGCAAAATTCTCGCCTACCGCGTAGATTTAAGCGAAAACAGCGACACCATCCGATTAAGTTTGATGGATCTGATTTGGAAATACGGCATCCCGAAAAAATGCACCATTGATAACACCCGCGCAGCGGCAAACAAATGGATGACCGGGGGCGTTAAGAACCGCTACCGCTTCAAAGTAAAAGAAGATGATGTGACAGGGATTATCCCGATGCTTGGCATCGAATTGTTGTGGACATCGGTGCAATTTGGCAAAGGTCACGGGCAAGCAAAACCAATCGAACGTGCGTTTTCACACGGTGGTTTAGGCGAGTTAGTTGATAAACACCCAAGCCTAGCGGGCTTTTACGCCGGGGAAAATGTTTACAGCAAGCCTGACAACTATAACGGCGGGAAAGACGGCGTAGATTACGACACATTTATTTTAGCCATAGAAGATGGCATCCGCACTTTCAATGAACGCGAAGGCAGACAAACCGAAATATGCCAAGGCATTTACAGTTTCAGCCAAGTGTTTGAGCGCGATTACGCCAAGGCGCAAATTCGCAAGGCAAGCGCAGAACAAATGCGGTTTTTAATGTTGATGAGCGAAGCCGTTACATTGAGAAAAGACGGCACATTTGAGTTAGAAGCTGGTGGCAAGGTCAATAATCGCAAAAACCGCTATTTAGCGAGCGAGCTGATTGCCACAGCACACCGCAAGGTGGTGGTGAAATTCGACCCGCAAGACTTGCACAACAAAGTGTGGGTTTACGGTTTGGATGGCGTGTTCTTAGCCGAAGCGAAATGTACAGATGCGGTGGCATTTGGTGATAAAGCGAAAGGCCGCGAACACGATAAAGCACGCAAACAAATGGTGAAAGCGGTGAAAGCCCAAGCGAAAGCCACACTCACTATGAATGCACAAGAAGCAGCGCGTTATCAGCCTCAATTCGAGGAAGAAGAACCGCTAGAACCGAAAATCATCGAGCTATTCCGACAAGAAGGTAACGCAGTGCGTAAACACGAAGCGGTATTAGATGACGATGAAGATACCAACGATTTTGAACAAGGCTGGCGTAAAGGATTAGCCATGATTAAAGAAGAAAAAGGGCTTTAAGCCGCATTTAAGGAGCGTTAAACATGACTTTAATTGAACAAATCAAACAACTTTTAGACAACCAAAGCTACACCCAGCGCGAGATTGCAGCACAATCTGGTGTCAATCGTGGGGCATTAAGTGCGTATTTAAAAGGCACTTATGCTGGCAATGTAGAAAAAGTTGAATACGCATTAAACAACTGGCTTTCAACCCGCGAGAAAAAAGAAAAAGTGTTTGTGGAAGCACCGCACTTTATCGAAATTCCGACCGCCAAGAAAGTTTTTTCAGCGTTAGATATGGCCAAGATTTTGCCAACCATGGTGACCGTTTACGGCGCGAGCGGTGTAGGTAAAACAAAAGCATGCCAAGAATACAAAAAAGCCAACCAAAACGTGTGGATGATTACCGCAAGCCCAGCGCGCGCAACATTAAGCAGTATTTTGTATGAGTTAGCCCTTGAGTTAGGTATTAACGATGCGCCACGCCGTAAAGACCGCCTATCACGCCTAATTACTAAAAAGCTCAAAGGCACACAGGGTTTGGTCATCATTGATGAAAGCGACCACCTTCCTTATGACGCGTTAGAAGAGATCCGAATTATCCAAGAAGAAGCTGAAGTAGGCTTTGCATTAATTGGTAACGATAAAGTTTACACCCGCATCCAAGGCGGCGTAAACCAGGCGCATGAATACGCGCGTCTTTGGTCACGAATTGGTAACAACTGCGGCGTTAAAGCTAGCACAAAAGGCGATATTAAAGCCATCGCGCAAGCCTGGGGGCTTGATATAGCCGACAAGGATTTAATGACCGTCCTTTATGACATCGGCGGCAAGGCGGGCGGCTTACGCGCTTTAACGCAATATTTACGCCTAGCCGGCATGACAGCAAAAGGACAAGGCACTGTAATCACACTCGACCTAATTTTAACCGCCCAAGCACAAATGAAAGGAGCGAACTAATGACAAGCATTACAAAAAACAACACCTTGCGCGAGCAAACTAAACCACATCCAGTGTTTGGTGGCTGCAACAAAATCGCCCTAGGTTACTTATCACAAACGCAAAAATGCGTGTTTGAGTTAAACAAAATGGGGTTGCATGTATTAAGCATTGAGTTTGACAAAATCAAACCGCGCGTGCGCATTGAGCCGAACGCATTAACGAAGAAATTAGAGAAAACAGGCCAGGCGCTTGCTTATATCCAAGGCAACGATGGCGTGCATTTTGCCGAATATCAAATGATGGTCGAAGGCATCAAGGTAATTTGGCGCAGTTATTTACACTAAAAACCAGGAGGAAAAAATGGCAAAAAAACCAACCCGAATTAAAACCGACACCTTTGCAGTGCGTTATCAAACGCGCGATGAAGTGGAAGTGGCAATTAAAGAGATCGGCGATTTAAACCGCGAATTAGAACGCCTAGCGATTGAACAAAATGACCGCTTGGCCGCAATCACCGAAGAATACGCGCCTTTAATGAACGTAATCAAAGAAAAGCTCGCGCCAAAACAAGATGCGGTGCAAGCCTGGTGTGAAAGCCGCCGAGATGAATTGACATTAAACGGCAAAACCAAAACAGGCACTTTCAACACAGGTGAAGTGCAATGGCGACAACGCCCGCCGTCAGTCGGTATTCGCGGCACAGAGAGCGTGATTGAAAGTTTGCACACGTTAGGCCTGGTTCGTTTTATTCGCACCAAGGAAGAAATCAACAAAGAGGCCATGTTAAATGAGCCTGAATTAGCCGCAACGGTGGCGGGTGTAACAATTAAAACCGGCGTGGAAGATTTTGTGATCACACCTTTTGAACAGGAGGCGAAATAATGCCAGCCTGGGCATTGAACCCGGTGTCCTATTTGATTGCCGGGGTAATTCTAAGCCTAATGGTGGGCATATTAGACCAAGAATAAAGCCTATTTAAACGCTCTTTAAACCCTAATTTAAGGGGCGTTCATAATAAGTTTTAACCAACCATAAAAGGAAACAAAAAAATGGAAAATATCCACAAGTTTAACCGCTTTAAATATTACAGCGAAAAAGCAGCAAAAAGTGAACGCCAAGGCGACTTACAAGACGCCAAGGAACAATGGGCTATTGCAGAATTTAATGCGAGCGGCCAAAAAAATAAAGAATGGTGCAAACGCCGCGCCGCGTTTTGTGACCGAGTAATTAGAAAACCTTTCTAGGAGGAAATTATGGCGAAATATACAGCCCGTTTTTACTGTTTAGTAGAAGCCGTTGTTGAAGCAGAAAGCAACGAACAAGTTTTAGATATGTGCGACCTAAATGTATGCGATGTAAATAAACTGCCACACACGATTACAGAAATTGACGATGTGGTTGAAGTGGAGGAAGTATGACTGAGCAAGAAAAAATGCGCTTAGATGAGCAATTAGAACAAGCGGCAAAACAGCTCACACACGCGCTTCGCGCGTTACGCATGGGGCAAAATCAACACGCGGCGGTTTATGTTGACAACGTACAAAACTTGCTGCCAGGTTTAAGAATGAGATTGGTGAAAGTATGAAAGTGCTAGATGAACACATCCTTGAATATATCTGGGACGAAACATTAGACAGGATTGCGCAAGGAACTTTAGTGAATTATATCGGTGGCTTCGTTGGTACATATAGCGACGAGCATGCGGCGAAAGACGCAGAAAACTTTGCAATATTGAGTGTAAGCCAACTTATTGCAGGATCCGGATTAAGCGATAGTCAATTTAGGAAACGGGTTAAAAAACTAATGGCACAAGGCGTTTTATTGCAACGCATTGGGCCAAATAGCTTTGTGATTAACTCAGATGTGATTAAAGACGTAGCGGTACAAGCCGCACGATGTTGGCGTGCAATCGGTGTGCCGTATGGTATGGACGACACAGGTAAAGCCTGTAAAACCTTAACAATTAACGCTCTGCCGAGAAGCATTTTTGAGTTAAAGACAAATTGTTATCTGATTTTGAGAAGTAAATATCCGAATTATAAGTAATAAAACCCATTTACAGCCCATTTAAGCCACGTTTAAGTGGGCTGAATAATGTGTTTTAAAAAGGAATAAACAATGCATAAAACTAAACCAAAGTTGATCCAGCTAATTCATATAGCCAAGCAAAAACTGGCAATGGATGAATATAGCTATCGCGCCATGCTTGAGCGCGTTACCGGGAAAAAATCATGCAAAGAAATGAGCGTGACAGAGTTAATGAAAGTGGAAGCGGAAATGGAAGCCAAAGGATTTAAGAAAACCAGCCGCCGAAATCATTCGCCAAGCGGAAAAAGTGCGGTTGTAAAAAGCAATATCGCGTACAAAATTCGCGCCATTTGGATTGAAATGAGCAAACAAGGGCTTGTGCGAGACGGCTCGGAAAACGCGCTCAATGCGTTTGTGCGCGGCGTAGTGAACCCAATTTACGCTAAGCGCGGGATGAATATTCAAGTGCTTAATGTGGGCGCTTTACGCGATGACATGGCCAGTTTAGTGCTTGAGCGATTGAAAAAATGGCAAGCAAGAGGTGGTCTATGAAATTATGCCGCTGTCCCGTATGCCACTCCGATATTCATTTAGACCAACTTTTAGAAGATGAAGCGGGGCGAGAAATTTTAGGGCTGCTCACCGAGTTAAAATATGGCGTAGCCCGCCCTTTGGTTTCATACATTGCACTATTTCGCCCGGATAAATCAGCGCTAAGTAACTCAAGAGCAGTAAAATTAATGCGCGAAGTGCTAGATTTATTCCCACCTTCTCAATTATTAGCCCACTGTTTGAGTGAAACGGTTAATTCAGTGCAGAAAAAACGCCGAGAAAGCCGAAATCTCGCCCCGCTTAACAATCACCGCTATTTAATGCAAGTGATGGAAACGAACCGACCACTCTTTTCCGGTACAGGTTCGGCCGCCGTAAATAACGCGGAACGCCAACAGGCAGAGCGCGCTAATCACGGCAATGATGATATTGAAAACACCATTTTATATATTGAGCGTTTTTATCAGCTAGGCCAGCCGGTGGAGCACTTGCCAGGCTATGATGTATGGAAAAAGTGGAAAGATAAACAGCAAAAATGAACTTTTTTTAACCGCCGAAAGGCGGTTTTTTTATTTATAAATCAAGTAATTATTTTCAAACAAAGACTTGACTTGCAAAAATAATCCGCACAACGCATTGTAAAATCGCTATAATTTTGAACAATAGTGATCGTCCAACCAGTAGGGGTGGCTATGTTGAATGCAAGCAATGAACAAATTGAAACGTTTAATGAGAAAGCGCCTGAAATTTTGGCGGATTTAGCAAAACACACAGAAGTAAAAATTAAAGAAAAAATCGCTGATATTGAGCCAAAACTCGCCCAGCAAATCAGCATTGAAGTGGCAAACCATATCGCACAATGCTGGGGCGGTGAGGTGATTTATATTCCACGAAACCTTGTTTTATTACTAAACGAACGCGACCGGAAGATTTTCAACGAATTCAACGGCACAAATCACCGTGAACTCGCACGGAAATACAACGTGTCAATGCAGTGGATTTATCAGATTGTGAAGAAAATCACAAAAGAAGAAATCGCAAGACGCCAGTTTGATATGTTCGGTAACTCATAACCGATAAAAATGACAAAAAACGTCCGAAAGGGCGTTTTTTATGAGCAAAATAAATTTTATTGGAGTATGATTTTGCCGAACCATTTATAACTTAAGGAAAAAACATGAAAAAACTACTATGTGCCTTTTTTGCTGGTGTGCTAGCTTGCTCATTGACCGCCTGTTCCGAAGATGAAGACCTAAATGCGCCAACGTACGAGGAAACTTCAGATGTGCAAGTAGCCCTTTATAAATTGCTTCCGGAAAATAGTGGTAAAGCAGCAAGTTGTCGAAGTAGAAAAGTTGGTGAACATTACTATCTCGCCTGTAACTATATCTCTGTGGGATCCGCACCATCATCGCTATATGTTTTCTATTACGACAAAGTAAAAGACCCGGTTAAACGCTTTTATGCGTTGAATGGTAAAGCCATGAGCCTATATGATGGACAGTTAAAAAATGAGCCGATTTTAGGCAACTATAAAGACAGTTTTGGTTTGCCTCTGCCGGAAAGTATTAATATGGGCGAAGTAATGAAAGAATTTGAATTTATGCGCAAATAACGTCTTTAAATCAATTTAAAATCAATAAAACGACATCCGTTTTAAACTCCTTTGTAGTCTTACAAAAGGAGTTTTTTTATGTCTTTATCCCTACCTATCACCAAAATTGTGATCCATTGCTCCGCTACTCGTAACGGCAAGCAACTCAGAACAGTTAATCAAACCGCCGCTCAGCGTATTAATGACTGGCACTCACAACGCGGCTTTAAACGTGACCAAATTTTAGCCAAAAAATTCAACCCGCACCTGCCTAATATTGGCTATCACTTTGTAATTGACACTGACGGCACGGTTGAAACAGGCCGAATGGTTGGTGAAGTTGGCGCGCACGTGAAAGGCCATAATCAACACTCACTAGGCATTTGTCTTGTTGGTGGTATTACCACAACTGGCAAAAACCATGGTGAATATACCGAAAAACAATGGCTCGCCTTGCACAAATTATTGCAAAAACTAGAGAGCGAACACCCCAGCGCCCGCATTTGTGGACATCGTGATTTGAGTCCAGACGTTAATGGCGACGGCACAATCACCCCGAATGAGTGGATTAAAGACTGTCCTTGCTTTGATGTTTGGACGTGGCTTGATTCCGAGCAAATTATCAACACAGAACACTTATATAAGGGGTGGTAAATGAGCGTTCCAACCTATTCAGCAAAGGCTAAAAAATCATTTTCACGCGGCTGGAAATCAAGCAATAACGCGCAACGCAACCGAGTTGTAAATAAAGGCATGACCGCCGCCACTGTTTTTTATGCACGTTGGAGACCATGATGGAACGAGAAGTACGTGGCATCACGCTGTTTTCAGTGTTATGGGAGATCATGATTTTTGGTGGCTTTATATCTGCCAATGAGCTTGCAATAAAGAACCTTGTTCAAGCCTATGAGTGGTTGTTTTACTTTTTTACAGCGATTTCGTTGTTGGCGCTTTTATGTGGTACTTCTTCTCTATACCAATATACAAGAGCCAAGTTTTATTGGGAAATGGTAACCAGCACTCTGCTGGGCTTAATGTTGGCCTATTACGGTTATTTTTTCTGCGCGAGTGTACTGACATTATGGGGGTATGTTTCAGCGCAACAAGATTATTTCAATAAGGAAACAGAAAATGGGAATGAAAGAACTGATCACCAACAATGATGGACGATTATCAACGACTGCGTTCATCCAGTTTTTTGGCGCGCTATTAATGGCCGGCGTACTGGTCTATACCGTATGGTTGGATCGTAGTTATGTGGGCGAATTGTTTACGACATTTGCTATTTTTTGCGGCGGTGGCGCGGCAACGAAAGGTTTCGCCAATGCAATGCAAAGCAGAAATAGCCAAGGGGGCGGGAATGATTAATCTTTATATTGTTGGGGCGGCTTTCGCCGTTTTGGCTGGTGTGTTTATCCATGGTCGCGTGCAAGCGGCCAAAATTCGCAAGCAACAAGAAGAGATCGAATTCGTAAAACGTGAAGCGGCCGCAGTCGCACAGGAGTTAGAAAATGCAAACACTGCAAAAAACATTACTGAAACTAACCGCACTTTGTCTAGCAAGTCTGTTGATGAGCAGCTGCAGTCAAAAGGTTATTTCCGTGAAGACTAGCGGATGTTCAGCATTCGGTCTTATTTATCCAAGCCGTAAAGATACAGAAGAAACCAAACGGCAGGTGCTTAATCATAACTTGACTTATGAAAAGATCTGCCAAAAGAAGGAACCTAAATAATGCTAGAAACACTGGAGTTTATCCAACGTCATTGGGCAATCGTTGTGGCGATTGGCGGGGCTGTGTGGACTTATTTTTGGTTGACCATGGACAGCAAATACGCGCGCAAAACCGATGTGTCAGACTTGCGCAAGGCGATTGAAAACAACGAAAAAAGCCTATCGGAAGTGAAAGGCGAATTAAGACATCTGCCAACTTCAAAAGAAGTTGCCGATTTGCGTTTATTAATGACGGAAATGAAAGGCAAAACCGACGTATTAAATACCAACATTGGCAGCCTTAACCATCAAGTGAAGTTGTTAATTGAAAAAGAGGTAAATAAAGAATGATGCGCCAAGATATTTTCACCAAAGATCAAAGATTGGTTATTCTGCGCTCGCTTGAAGAGTGTGGTTATGATGCCAATGAAAGCATTTTAAATGATTGCTTAGATATGTATGGCCACGATATTAGCCGAGACTTAGTGCGAAACCACCTGTTATGGCTTGAAGAGCAAGGCTTAATTACGCTGGCACGTTTAAACAACAATGGCAAAGATTTCTTCGTGGCTACTATCACACAGCGTGGGTTGGATGTGGCACAAGGTCGCGCTTTCGTGGACGGCGTAAAAAAGCCAAGTCCAAAGATTTAAACCCAATTTAAAGGAGGTTTAAATGACCGATAAAAATACACGCGGCCGTGCAAGCAAAGTGGACTTACTTCCACCTAATATCAAAACCCAACTGGCAATGATGTTGCGGGACAAACACCTTTCACAAGCGCAAATTCTTGAAGAAATCAACGACCTGATCCGTGATTGCGGGTTAGATGACAGCTATCAATTAAGCCGTACAGGCCTCAACCGTTACGCCAGCCGCATGGAACAAATGGCAAGCAAAATTCGCAACGCGCGGGAAGTCGCCGAAATTTGGACGAAACAATTCGGTGAAGCTCCGCAGAGTGATATTGGCAAGCTATTGATGGAAATTGTTAAGAACCTGGCGTTTGAAACGTCCATCGGTATGAGTGAAAACGGCCAGGCAGAACCAAAAGACCTTGCGTTATTATCGTCCGCCATTCAACGCTTAGAACAGGCTGAAAGTTTAAGTTTTAAACGTGAGCAAGCAATACGCCAGGAAACCATTAAGCGTGCCGCAGAAGCCGTAGAAGAAGTTGGGAAAGAACAAGGCGTGAGTCTTGAAGATGTGCAAAAAATGGTAAAAGCAGTTTATGGCATCGAATAAAACCGTTCTCTATAACTATCAAAAAAACTGGCTAAATGATAAAAGCCGGTTCAAGGTGGCTATGTTTGCTCGTCAGACGGGCAAAACCTTTACGACCACCTTTGAAATTGTGATGGATTGTTTAGCGGCAGAAGCTAAGGGTGAACGCACTCGCTGGGTGATTTTATCTCGCGGGGAACGCCAGGCAAAAGAAGCGATGAACGAAGGGGTAAAACGCCACCTTGAAGCGTTAGGCATGGTTTGTGAAGTATTGGAAGTGCCTTTTAATTCAACAATCAACGCGCTCGAAGTTGTTTTCCCTGGAGGCTCAAAAATCACCGCGCTCCCCGCTAACCCTGATACTGCCCGTGGTTTCTCAGCGAATGTATTCCTAGATGAGTTTGCCTTCCATGCGGATAGCCGCGAGATTTGGAAAGCATTATTCCCGGTAATCTCTGCTGGATGGAAATTGCGCGTGGTATCAACCCCAAACGGCAAGGGGAATAAGTTTTACGAATTAATGACTGATGTCAATAACACTGAATGGTCTCGCCACACGGTTGATATTTACCATGCGGTTGCTGACGGATTGCCGCGTGATGTTGAACAGCTTCGCCGTGGTTTAAATGATGAAGACGCTTGGGCGCAAGAATTTGAACTCAAATGGCTAGATGAAGCCAGCGCGTGGCTATCATACGACTTAATTGACGGTGTAGAACATCCGGACGCGGGCAAACCTGAACTCTATCAAGGCGGTGCTTGTTTTGTTGGGATGGATATTGCGGTGCGCAATGACTTAACGGTGATTTGGGTGGTTGAATTGGTAGGCGATGTGTATTGGACGCGAGAGATTGTGACATTAAAACGCGTGCAATTACGCCAACAACAAGAAGAATTAAACCGCATCATGCGCCAGTATCACGTAGTGGGCGGTAATCTCGACCAAACAGGCATGGGTGAAAAAATGGTCGAGGACGCGCAATATGAACACGGCAAGAGAATTCAAGGTGTCCTTTTTAACGTTTCCACAAAACTAAAAATGGCCACTATCGGTAAAACGGCATTTGAAGACCGCAAAATTCGCATCCCGCAAGGTGACGCAGATTTGCGAGAAGATTTACACAAGCTCAAAAAAATAACCGGCAGCAACGGCCAACCACGGTTTACAGCAGAAAGCGACAGCAACGGTCACGCCGACCGAACCTGGGCGTGCTTTTTAGCTTTAACAGCCGCAACGGAGGCGGTTATGCAACCGGTCAAGGCGTACAGCCGTAAACAACGAACAAGTCGTAAAATGACCCAAGGATATTAATTATGACAACAAAAAAACAAGATTTAATCGGCGTCATCGCTACCCGCGCGAAGGCTATCGACTTTTGGTCGTTTATGCACTACCTCCCAAACCCTGATCCTGTATTGAAGAAAATGGGGCGCGACATTTCAGTCTATCGCGAAATTTTGTCAGATAGCCATGTGGGCGGTTGTGTTCGCCGCCGTAAAGCCGCCATTAAAGGTTTAGAGTGGCGCATTACCCCAACTGGAAATGAAAAAACAGATGAAATCCTGGCCTCGCTTTTTGACCGTTTACCGGTAAATCAAATCATCAATCAAATTTTAGACGCCACCCTGTTCGGTTACCAGGCGCTTGAGGTAATGTGGGCAAGCGAGAACGGGTTATTACTCCCGACTGAAATAGTCGGAAAGCCACAAGAGTGGTTTGTATTTGATGAAGACAACCGTTTAATGCTGCGCACAAAAGAGAACCGCAATGGCGACATTGTGCCGGAAAAGAAATTTTTACTCGCAACCCAACAGGCCGACTACATGAACCCATACGGTCGCGCAGACCTAGCAATGTGTTTTTGGGCGGCTACCTTTAAGAAAGGCGGGTTCAAGTTTTGGTTAGAGTTTGCTGAAAAATACGGCTCGCCGTGGTTGGTAGGCAAATACCCAAGAAACGCTAACGCTCATGAAATTGATGAGTTGTTAGATAGCATGGAAAAAATGCTCGGCACAGCCGTGGCAGCTATCCCGGATGACAGCTCTATTGATATGCTTGAAAGCGGAAGTAAAGGCGGGTCATCACAAGTTTTTGATGATTTCTTGCGCTACTGTAAATCAGAAATCGCCATCGCATTATTAGGGCAAAATCAAACCACAGAAGCCGAAGCAAATCGTGCAAGCGCCACGGCTGGCTTAGAAGTGACCCGTGATATTCGCGATGATGATGCCCGCATGGTTGAAGGCGTGTTTAACCAATTATTAGCCTGGATTTGTGAGTTAAATTTCCACGTGGACATGCAGCCGACATTTGAGCTTTATGAACAGGAAAGCATTGATAAATTACAAGCCGAGCGTGACGAATTATTGGCGGGTTTAGGCGTGCAATTCACCGAACAATACATCATGCGAACCTATGGGTTTGAAGAAGGCGACATTGTAGTTACAGCACCTGAAAAAAGTGCGGTCAAAAATACGGCCGATTTCGCCGAGGCGATTCCTAAAACTATCGTGGAAACCATTGGGGAGCAGCTAGAAGTCGAAGGTGAGCCCTTTGTGGAAGAATGGCTGCAAACCATCCAGGATAAACTATCACAAGCAGAAAGCCTGGAAGATTTTCGCAACCAATTAGACAGTTTGATCCCTGAGTTGAGCTTTGCAGAATATGGCAAGGTGATGGCGTGGGCATCAACAACAGCACACTTTGCTGGCCGTCAATCCGTTGAAGATGAGCGTAAATAAAATGAGTAAATTCACTTTTGAAGAGCAGGTCAAATATTTTGAGAAGAAACTCAATTTGCCTACTAATAGCTATTTAGACGTGCTGGGTGAAGAACACGACTACTTTTTTATGGTGGCCGGCGCAAACCGTAATGAAGTGTTGACCGCATTTCGCGAAGCAGTAGACGATGCCATTGCAAATGGTGAAACCTTAGAGGGATTTCGCAAGCGTTTTGATGAAATCGTGGCAAATACTGGTTGGCAATATAACGGTGGGCGAAACTGGCGCACACGGATTATTTACGACACCAACGTTTATGGCGCATATAACCGGGGGCGCTTGGCGCAGCATTTGGATTTGGTCGATGTATTGCCTTATTGGGAATATCACCACCATGATAATGAACACCCGCGTGAGGAGCATATCGCGTTAGACGGCACAATTCTACCCGCTGCAGATCCGTTTTGGCGCTATTATTACCCTATCAAAGCATACGGCTGCCACTGCACGGTATCAGCGCACGATGCCGATGATTTAGCCGAAATGGGGCGGAAAGTGAGTCCATCACCTGAAATTGAGTGGGAAGAAAAACTGGTAGGCGTTCGCTCCGGCAATCCAAGAATAGTACGCGTGCCGAAAGGTTATGATGTAGGCTTCGCGCCTTATAACTTTGAGCGTTTAACTCAGTCTCGTGATGTTGATGTGGACAAGTTGTTATTGCAAAAAATGACAAATGCCGAGCCGCATTTAGCGAGCCTGTTAATTGATGACGTATTGAAGAACCCAAAAGCCATGGTGTTATTAAACGGCGCGATGAAAGAAATGGTCGATACAGTCAGCCAGCAAAAAGTCGCACGTGGCAATATGAAGTATGTGGGGGCAATTCCTGAACCAGTATTAACTAAACTCGATAATTTAGAAAAAGCCCCGCAGAGCGCGGTAATCGCAGTGCGTGATGAAGATGTGCTGCATGCATTACGCGATACCAAACAAGCCAAAGGCATTAGCTTGCCGGTGGAGTTTTGGGAACAGTTACCGGAAAAACTGCGCCACCCTAAAGCGATCTTATTGGACGACCAACAAAAACAACCGACCCTGTTATTTGTTTATGAAACCGAACAAGGCAAAGTGGCGGTTAAAATGGACTATGAAATTAAGCTAAAAGACGCGTTGAGCGGGAAGAAGCTACCGCATAAATTGAACATGGTCAGAACAGCAAGTCGTTTAGAAGATTTAAGCTCGCTAGGACGTTTTGAAGTGTTATATGGGGAGTTGTGATTATTGCGGTGGTTTGCCTGATTCGAACAGGATAATGCGGGCTTATGCCAGGCAACCTTTCCAGTAGGAAACCCCCACCGCAAATTCACTATACGCCCAGGCATTATTTTTATCAAGAGAAAATTATGTTAAAGATCACCATTAACGATAATCAAGCTATTCAGAAACTGACCAGCATTGCAAATCAATTAGAAAAGCCGCGTCAGCTGTATGGCTTGCTGGGTGAAACATTGAAAAAAATTCATGATGCCCGCTTTAAAGCTGAGATTGATCCAAAAGGTAATCGCTGGCAAGCGTTATCGCCACGCACAAAAGCGTTAAAAATGAAACGCGGGAAAAGCACAAAGATTTTACGTCAAGATGGTTACCTATCAGACAGAACCGCGTATAATTACGACAATGACCATGTTGAGTTTGGTAGTGACGCGAAATATGCGCGCCTACATCAATTCGGTGGAAACGCCGGACGTGGTCGTAAAGTTAAAATTCCCGCGCGCCCTTGGTTGGGTATCAACGAAAGTGACGGTCAAAAACTTCTGAAGAAATCCACCGCACTTTTACAACGACAAATTGACAAAAATCTAAAGTAAAAGCTAAAAATCAAAATAACGCCACAAATTCGCGCTGTGGCGTTTTAATTTAAAAATAATGTAATTTATCGTCTTAAAAAATTTAAACGCACTTAAACGCATTTAAACGCCTCTTAAACCGTTTTAGATTTGTAGGTTATGTGCATTTCACTTCAAACGGAATTTTCCCCCTTTTTATTCTTTCAATCACTTTAAAATCCAAACCTATCATTTTCTCCTATGCTAGCGGTATTCAAACGAGGATACCTTATGCAATTAATTGAGATTTTCAAAGCGGGCAAACGCACTGATGCAAATGGCTTAGAAGTGGAAATTACCACGGAAGATTTGCAGCAAGCGGTCAATGCCTACAACGTAAACTTTCATGAGTCCCCGGCGGTAATTGGCCATCCTAAACACAACGCCCCCGCGTATGGTTGGGTAAAACGCCTTGAATTAGACGGCGATGTATTAAAAGCCGAATTCGACCAGGTAGACCCTGAATTTGCCGAAATGGTAGATAAAGGGCGATTCAAAAAAGTCTCATCATCATTTTATTTAGCAGACAGCCCAAACAACCCTTGCCCTGGCAATTTGTATTTGCGCCATGTTGGATTTTTAGGTGCGATGCCGCCAGCGGTAAAAGGCCTACGCAACCCGGAATTTGCTGAAGACGAGCAAGGCGTGGTTGATTTTTCTGATTGGGCAGAAGCCAGCCTTTGGCGTCGCTTGCGCGATTGGTTTATTGGCACGCACGGCCAGGAAGAAGCTGATAAAGCCATCCCGGACTATCTCGTGTCAAGTGTGCAAGAAGAGTACATCCGAAACGAATATAAGCGTTACAACCAAACGGAAGTCGGCTCGCCTATTCCTAGTTTTAACGAACCCACTTTAGAACAACCTTCAGAACCACAAGGAGAACCTGAAATGACCCCTGAAGAAATTGAACAGCTCAAGGCAGAAAACCAACAGTTGAAAGCCGAAAAAGCTGAAGCAGCACTTAACCAAGCAAAAGCCGACAACGCCGACTTTGCCGAAGGTTTAGTAAAAGCGGGCAAATTAGCCCCGGTGGCAAAACAACAAGCCATTGATTTATTAAATCTCGGTTCAACAAGCGCAGCTGGCGGCGTGGTTGAATTCGGTGAAGGTGAAAGCCTACACGGAAAGATCAAGGCGTTTTTAGAAGCACAGCCCGCTATCGTTGAATTTAACGAAGTGGCTACCAAAGAAAATGCCACAACCGCAGAAGACGGCACGGTGGAATACGCCGAAGGCACAAGCGCTGAGTCCATTGATATGGATAAGAAAGTCCGCGCTTATATGAAAGAACACAATGTGGGCTACACAGCCGCATTTAACGCAATCACTCAATAAGGAGCAAATGCATGACTGATTTATCAAAACAACGCGTGGTTGACCCGGTATTAACCGAACTTGCGCAAGGTTATTACAACGGCAACATGATTTCCGAAGTGTTGTTCCCTATCGCAGAAGCTAAAAAAGAAGGTGGCAAAATCCCTACATTCGGTCGCTTAGCGTTCCGTTTACAAACCACAAAACGTGAGCTTCGTGCAGCATCAAATCGCTTAACGCCGGAAGACATTGGCTCATTGACCGTTGTTTTAGAAGAAAACGACATCGAATACCCAATCGACATTCGCGAAGTGAATGAAACCGAAGATGTTTATCCATTACGCCAATTTGCGACAGGTGTGACACAAGATGTCATCGTGCTTGGTCGTGAAAAAGCTTGTGCGGACTTAGCTTTAAACGAAGCTAATTACGAAACCACAAACAAAGTGACCTTAAGCGGCACGTCTCAATTTACCGACCCTAATTCAGACCCTATTGGTGTGATTAAAACCGGTATTCGTGCAATTAAACGTTCGACCGGTCGTAAACCGAACGTGTGCGCAATTTCTGGTGATGTATGGGAAGTATTAAGCGAACACCCGAAAGTGTTGGAAAAAATCAAATACGTGGCGACTGCCGTATTAACGCCGGAAGACTTTGCAAAATTAATCAAAGTAGATCGTGTTGTGGTTGGTGAAGCCGTGTACGAAGAAAGCGGTGAGTTGAAAGATATTTGGTCGAAAGCCATTGTGTTGGCTTATGTTGCGCCGCCATCAAAAGAGCAAAAACAAAACATCTACGAACCATCATTTGGTTATACCGTACGCCGCAAAAAAGGCTTATATGTAGATACTTACCCAGAAGTGGGTGGCAAAGTTGAAATCGTTCGCACGACCGATATCAATAAACCATACATCGTGGGTAAATCTGCGGGTTACTTAATCAAAGGTTGTATTTAACCCCTATTTGAACCGCATTTAAACGCGATTTAAGTGCGGTTAAATTTCAACTTATTTTAAGGGTGAATTATGTCAGATAAACAAAAAACGGCATTTTTGGTCGCAGCTGCGATGGCAATTTTGCACAACGGCAAGCGATATGAGCAAAACGATGTCATTGAACTTACCGAAGAAGAAGCCGACAAGCTCGCGATTTACATTACGCCGGCTGAAACTAACAGCGAGCAACGCGCACAAGCTGAACAAACAGCTAGCGATGAATTAACCGCAGCTGAACAGGTTGAAAGCGATGCAGAAGAAGCGGCTGCTGAAACGGCTGCGGAAGAGCCAGCCGAAGAAGCGGGCGAAACCACAAAATCAAACAAAGGTAAAGATAAGTAATGTACATCACGGCACAAGATTTAGAAGATGTAATGAGCGAAAGCACGCTAATCGCACTATCAAATGATACATCACGCGCGACTACCGCAAATCAGATGACATTGGATAAGGCTTGCGAATACGCCACGGAAACCGTGGACGGCTATTTGCGCTCGCGTTATGTCTTGCCATTAAATCAAGTGCCGACCTTGGTGCGTAATATTTGTTTACAAATCGCACGTCATTGGTTGTATTCCCGCCGCCCGGACGGTAAAGGATTCCCGGACAACGTCCGCGAAACCCATGCGCAAGCCTTGAAAGACCTGGAACGGATTCAAAACGGCAAACTGCATCTTGGCCTAACGGAAATCGGGAGCGCGACCGATGATAACTACCCAACCGCGCTGAAATTCAACACGCGCGCGCCACAGAAGCTCGATTTAACAGGATATTAATATGAGTGCAACGCTGCCGATTTTAGAAAGCATACAGCAACGGATAGCCGATAAAACGGACAAGTTTAGCATTGAGTTATTTCCTGATGATTTGGAGCACTACAATCTCACAGACGAATTCGGTGCTGTTTTAGTGCAATACGCCGGGTCGAAGTTTGAAAGCATCGACAGCGTGGATGTCATCCAGCAACGTCGAGTGGTGATGGTTGCGCTTACTGTGATTGCTCGAAGTCAGCATGACGACCACGGGGCAATCGAAATGTTAGACCAACTCCGCTTGGCAATAGTTGGGTTTAAACCAACTAACTGCACAGCGTGTAGTTTAGTGAGTGAAGAGTTTGGCGGCGAGTCAGACGGCCTTTGGCAGTATCAGCTTTTAGTGCAGACCGAAACATGGCAAGTAGAGCTTTGCGAACCAAGCAATTTACCTAAATTTACCACCGCACGCTATCGCCGTGCGGATAAACCTAATCCCAAACAACCATAGGAGAAAATTATGGCATTCCATCACGGGACGAAAACAATTCGCGTAGCAGGTGGTTCTGTTGCGGTGGAAACTGTCGACGGTGCAATTATTGGTATCGTTGGTACAGCACCTATCGGCGCGGTGAATGAATTAACAGTATGTCAAACGACCAAAGATTTTTCAAAATTTGGCGTAATCTTAGGCAAGGGCTTTACGCTTCCTGACGCGTTTGATGTTTTATCGCGCTATTCAGCGGGTAAAGTGTATGTGGTCAATGTTTTAGACCCAGCAAAACACAAAACAAGCGTTACCGATGAAGCATTAACGCAAGATGCAAACACCTTGCGCGCTAAAACAGCACACCCAGGCCTTTTAAATTTAACCTTAAGCACTGATCGCCCATTGACACTCGGTCAAGACTATGCGGTAGATTTGCAAACAGGTGAAATTACATTAAAAGCAAAACACGAAACCTTAAAAGCGACCTATGAATACGCCGACCCAACAAAAGTAACGGAAGACGACATCAAAGGTGGCATTGATTCTGCAACCGGTAAACGCAAAGGATTTGAGTTATTGCGCGATGGCTTTAACCTATACGGTGCTGACGCGAAGATTTTAATCTGCCCTGAGTTTGATAAAACAGCAAGCTGTGCGGCGGCTTTAACAACGCTCGCAGAACAGTTGAAAGCGGTGGCTTATGTGCAATTACCAAAAGGCACAAGTCTTTCTGATGCAATCAAAGGCCGTGGCCCATTGGGTACAATTAACGCGTCTGCAAGCACCGAGCGTGCGCGTCACTTCTTCCCTTATGCTATCGGCTCAAGCAATACGTTGGAAAGCCTTGCGGTGCATGCGGCTGGCTTGCGAATGAAAACCGATACCGAAAACGGGTACTGGTTCTCGACATCAAACCGCCCATTACAAGGGGTGATTGGCATGGAGATTCCGCTTACTGCGCGCGTTGATGATGAACAATCAGAGACCAACCAGTTAAATGCGGTAGGCATTACAACCATTTTCAACAGCTTCGGTACAGGTTTCAGATTATGGGGTAACCGCTCATCAAATTATCCGACCGTAACGCATATCATCAACTTTGAAACCGCGCTTCGCACCGGTGACTTAATTGATGAAAGCATCCGCCGCACAGAGTTGCAATTCATTGACCGTCCAATCGACAATGCATTAATTGACAGCTTACTTGAAACGGTAGATACCTATTTGCGTGCGCTTCCGAGTATTGTGGGCTATAGCGTAAGTCTTGATTATGACACTGATTTAGTTGATGAATTCAGCAAAGGTCACGTGCCGTTAGTTTATGACTACACCCCTAAACTTCCAGCGGAATTGATTTCGAACAAGTCCGTCATGACCCGTAAATACTTAGTGAATTTAGTTTCACAACGCTAAGGAGTAAAAACCGATGAGTATTTCTATTAATCAAATCGTCAACGGCAACGTGTACATTAACGGTAACAGTCAAATGGGGCGTGCGAATGAAGTGAAAATCCCGGACATTGAGTTTGAAAAGGTTTCCCACAAAGGCTTAGGGCTGCATGGTGAGATTAAACTTCCGGCTGGCACTAACGCTATCGAAGCAGAAATCACCTGGGATAGCTTTTACCCGGAAGTGCGTGCGTTGTTGTTGAACCCTTATAAAAATTCACAGCTAATGATCCGCTCAAACCTCCAGGTGTTTGATTCACGCGGGTTGGCTGCTGAAGAGCCGATGGTGACCATTATGAATGTGTCAGCCAGCAAAATTGGTGGTACGGCGCAGAAAAATAAAGAGAATTCAGAGTTCGGTGATACGGTAGATGTTTATTCCATCAAGCAGACCGTAGCCGGCAAAGAGATCTTATTTATTGACGTGCTTGCAAATATCTACCGTGTAAACGGCCAAGATGTGTTGCAAAAATACCGCACTAATATCGGTCAATAAAGGGGTGAAAACCTTTAAATCTATTTAAAATCATTCAACCGGTCAAAGTTGTATTCTCCTTTGTGAAGTTAAACAAATCTACTCACAAAGGAGTTTTTTTATGTCTGAAACCATTCTTAAATTAGAGTTCCCTTTCCCTGACGGGCAAGGAAATACCATCACCGAGTTAAAAATTCGCCGTCCGAAAGTGCGCGATATTCGCAAAATGACAGGTAAAACCGAAACCGAAATGGCGGTGAGTTTGCTTGCAATCGTCACAGGCTTAGTACCTGAAGATATTGACGAGCTTGATATTGCCGACTTCCAGGCCGCATCAAAAATTGTTGAGAAAATGCAAAAGGGAAAGTAGTCGCGGAAAGCCTTAATGCAGCCCTGGCCGACTTGGCCTTTTGGTTTGGATTCCAGCCAAGCGAGCTGGAAGAGATGACGATTGATGAAGTGGAACGTTGGATTATTCAAGCGGAGCGGCAAATAAAAGCAAGGTACACAAAAGCCGCTATTTAAGCGGCTTTTTGTTTAGTGTTTAAGTAGGGTTTGAAGCGTGGTGAATAAGCCAAAAAGCGAGATGATAATAACTCTACACGAAAACATCACCAGGAAGCCGACCAATATCCACGGTAGTGCAAATAAAAAAGCAGATACGCAAACGGAAATCCATGAGAGCGAGTTACTTTCTGAATAAAAAACTAAAAAATGATAAAGGCTGCCGAGATAACTTAAAACAAGTGCAAGCAATAAAACAGCCTGTGTGTTTTCCACCCATTTTTCTCTTGTCATTTCTTCCTCCTTATTAATTAAACGGGACTATAAAACATGTCAAACAATCTAGCAATAGGATTAGTCATTACAGCCGGCGTGACAGGTGCGGTTAAGGGCATCCGTTCTGTTTGCAATAGTTTTAAAATATTGCAAGACCAAAGCCTTAGCACGTCTAAAAAGATGGGCGCATTGGCTAAAACTGGAGTGGCCGGGTTTACAGCACTGGCGTCATCCGTTACGGCCACTATGGGGACTATTCGCGGACTAGCCGACCCCGCAATTAAATTTGAAAGCGCAATGGCCGATGTTAAAAAGGTCGTAAACTTTGACACCCCAGCTCAATTCAAAGAAATGGGCGACGATATTCTAAAACTCACTCGCACAATCCCAATGGCTGGGGAAGAACTTGCCGCTATCGTTGCAGCGGGCGGTCAATCCGGCGTGGCGCGTGAAAATCTGCTCGGATACGCTAAGGACGCGGCCACAATGGGCGTGGCGTTTGATATGGCGGCTGGTGATGCGGGTGAAGCGATGGCAACCATGGCTAACGTGTTGGGCAAGCCAATTACAGAGATGGCGCAATTTGGGGATGTGATTAACCACCTATCCGATAATGCCAACTCGAAAGCGAAAGATATTGTAAATGTCATTACGCGTGCCGGCTCTGATACACGAATGCTTGGACTTTCCGAAAAACAATCAGCCGCGCTAGGATCTACCTTCCTTTCAATGGGGAAAGCACCTGAGCTTGCCGCGCAATCAGTAAAAGGTATGTCGGCAGCGTTTTTACAACTTAAAGCTGGCGAGCATGCAAAAGAGTTAAAACAGCTAGGGTTTACGACAAAAAGCTTCGCCGCAGCGATGAATAAAGATGCGCAAGGGGCGATTTCTTCTTTCATCGAAAAGGTGAAACAGATGCCTGATGACAAGCAATATCCGCTTCTTGCCAAGATATTCGGTAAACAATATGCCGACGATGTATTGATGCTCGCGCAAAACACCGGGGAATATAACCGCCAGTTAGGGTTGTTACAAGAAACCGATGAGCATGGGAAGTTAAAATATATCGGTTCAATGCAGCGCGAGTTTGAGAACCGGAGTAATACAGCAGAAAACAAACTCACCAAGTTAAAAAACAGTATTTCGGAATTGGCGACCAAAATTGGCGCGGCGTTTTTGCCGGTGATTTCATCATTTGTTGAAAATATTACCCCAGTCATTTATAGCATCACAAAATGGGTGGAAACTAACCCGCAAATTATGGACTGGGTCTTGACGATTGGTGGCGGTGTTGCGGCTGTTGTGGGCGGCTTATTAACGCTTCACTCAGCGTTTTCTTTTGTGGCGGCTGGATTATTACCGTTTATTAAAGCGGGGAAATTCCTGGGCGGCTTCTTAGGGAAATTTTTATTTTCAGCAATCAGCAACCTGTCACTTGGGCTTGGTTATTTAATAGGCTACGTGATAAAGGGCGCGATGATGTTTGGAAAAGCGATCTTAATTATGAGTCGCGCTTTGCTTACCAATCCAATCGGGTTAATCATTACGGGGATTGCGGTTGCAGCGTATTTTATTTATGAGAATTGGTCGAAAATTGGGCCATGGTTCTCTGAATTGTGGGGCAAGGTTTCCGGGGTGTTTTCTAACGCCTGGAACGGTATCACAAATTTCTGCTCAACTGCCTGGACAAATATCAGCAATTTCTTCACATCCGGCATCGGCAATATCACATCGACCATTCTAAGCTGGTCGCCATTGGCTTTATTTCAGCAAGTCTTTTCTTCAGTGCTTTCCTGGTTTGGAATTGATGTGCCGGCTAAGTTTATGGATTTTGGCCGAAATATGATAGACGGATTAGTGAACGGTATTAAAAACGCCTGGGAAGAAGCGAAAAAAATCGTTTCAGATTTAGGCGACGGCATTAAGGGGTGGTTCGCTGAGAAGCTGGGTATTCATTCGCCAAGCCGAGTTTTTAAAGGCTATGGCGTGAATGTTGTAGAGGGACTCGCGATTGGGATGGATAAATCAACATCCATCGCAGAAGCCGCGTCAGATAACCTTGCGGGGGCTGTGGGGTTAAATGGTGTGACCCATAACACAGGCGTTCTTGCCAATTATCAGCCACTCAATCGTGCGGACGTCATGCCACAAGCCGCTGGGGCTGCCAATAGTGTGGTGGTAAATTTTAACCCGACAATCAATGTTAATGGTGGTTCAAATGGTGACGGAAACGGCGTTTTAAACCAGGTTCAACAAGGTTTAAAGATGAGTTTAAACGAGTTTGAAATGATGTTGAAGCGCGTGTTAGACCAACAACAACGGAGAGCTTATTAATGTATTTTATGTTAGGAAGTGTGGCATTTGAGCCTGTTGATTTAACTGACTTTAATGAAACCCACGCGGCAGATTTCGCAGAGCATGCAGTCTTAAAAGGAAAACCCCGATTGCAAGCTATGGGCGAGAAGCTTACCGAGCTTAATTTTGCAATCCGTTTGCATCATACGCTTGGCGGAGTTGAGCGTCGTTATCAAGAATTGTTGGGGGCAAAATCAAACCAAGCCGCGCTGCCATTGATTATTGGTCGCGGGAAGTATAAGGGCAATTTTGTGATCACCGATATATCATCGGTCACCTTGTTTACAGATAAGCTCGGGAACGCCCTATGCCGCGAGATGAATATTAGCTTGCGTGAATTTGTAGGCGATATTGAAGAGAACCCTTTAGGCGCAGCATTAAACATTGGTGGAAACTCCTTGCTCGGATCTATTTTGCCAGCGGGTGCGGTAAAGGCGTTATCCCAGGTAAAAGAAACCGTGCAAAAAGGTGCGGAGTTATTTAACCAAGGCCGACAAATTATTGACAGCGTTAGAGATACCGTGGCCGTTGTTCGCCAGCTATCTGATGACCCGGCTGCCGCGTTGGCATATTTGCCTGGTATTTTAAAAAATCTTGACGGGGCGATTGGTAATTTTGGTGAGCTTACCGGGATGAGAGATTTGCTGGAAGGCGTACATAAAGTGCTGCCAGCGGCGAGTGATTTAGCCCGGGAAAGTGCGGGTATTTATGAAGATTTAATGTCTATGAAAGATAGTCTAACGCTAGGAAAACAATCCGGCGGCGCGGATTGGAATAACTGGTTTAAGCCCGCAGATAGCGCGCTGGACGATATTAATGAGCGGGTTGATAACGCAGCAGCGCCTGTGGCAGAAATGACCGCCTGGGTCGTTTTACGCAAAGATGAGGACGTAATTGATGACACAACAGACCGTACTTAAACATACCGTAAAACAAGGCGAGCGTTGGGACAACCTTGCCTATTACTATTATGGCAACGCATTGGACTTTGAACGCATTATTAATGCCAACCCGCACATAGGATTGTGCGAAGTGCTACCAACAGGGGCAACGGTTTATATTCCGGTGCTAAATATTAAGCCTACAAATAATGAATCAATGCCGCCGTGGTTGAGAGGTAATAATGAATAGTAACGTGCCAACCCCTGACTTTTCCATTTTATACGAAAAAACCAATATTACTGCTGACATTGAACCCCACTTAATTGAGCTGGCGTACACCGATAATCTTGAGGGCGAGTCAGACGAGCTGACGCTAACGTTTGAGGATATTAGCGGAAAATGGGTGCGGCAGTGGTATCCAACGCAAGGGGATAAATTAAAGGCGGCTATTGGTTATAAAGGGGCGCTGCTGGCTGATATTGGGGCGTTTGAAATTGACGAGGTGGAATATAACTACCGACCTTCGTATATTCAAATCAAGGCGTTGAGTACAGGTATTGGAAAGGCAAATCGCACGTTAAAGCCTAAAGCCTATGAAAACACAACACTCAAGCAAATAGTGGGCATTATTGCAGAAAAATTAAAGTTAAAAGTAGTCGGGACAATTAAGCCTATTCCGGTTAAGCGCGTGACGCAATATCAAGAGCGCGATGTTGAATTTTTAGCAAGATTGGCAAGAGAATATCATCACAGCTTTAAGATAGTGGGTGATCAGCTTGTGTTCACGGATAAAGACGAGCTAGGCAAAGAAGAAGCCGTGGCGGCGCTTGAAGAACGAGATACGATATCAATTACCTTGCGCGATAGAATCAAGGATACGGCCAAGGAAGTTGATGTGAGTGGATATGATGCTACAGGGAAAAAAGTCATCAAGAAGCGTAAAAAAGCAAAGCCGCTGCGTGAAAAGATGAAACAAGCCCAGGCTGCAAGCGGGGACACGTTGAAGATTGTCACCCGTGGGGAAACTCAGGAGCAGATTGATGCGCGTGCCGATGCCGCGTTGGCCGAACAAAACGACGACCAAACAGCGGGAAATATCACGCTGGTCGGCAATCCTAAGCTCGTGGCCGGCAGCACAATATTACTGCGCAACCTTGGCATTTTTAGTGGGAAATATTTAATAAAATCATCCCGGCATAGTATTACCCGTGGTGGCGGCTATACCACAAGTATTGATGTGCGCATGCTAGAGTTTATCCCGGATGATTTGCTTAGTACAGGCGCACTAACGGAAAATCAAGCGAGGGAATAAATGAAAACACATGACTTTGGTGCAACTTATCAAGAAGGTATTGTCTCAGCGGTTGATGCCGCGAACCATAAAGTGCGGTGCAAAATTCCCGCCCTTGAAGATTTAGAAACAGCCTGGTTGTCTTATTTAACACCTAATGCAGGCGGCAATCAGTTTTATTGTCTGCCTGATGAGGGCGAATTGGTGGCATTGTTACTTGATGCGCGCGGGGAAGGTGGCTGTGTGTTGGGGGCAATTTACAACGAGAAAGACACCGCGCCGGCGAATGATAACAACATGTGGGTGAAAAAGTTCACAAACGGGACGGTGATTTCGCACAATCGTAAAAGTGGCGAGATTAATATCAACACAAGCGGTAGCGTTACCGTGACCGCTGGCGGGGGGGTAAAAATCAATGCTGATACGTCAATTAGCGGGACACTAACAGTGTCAGGAAAAATTACATCCAGCACAGAAGTATCAGCGCCAAAAGTTAAACAAGGCTCTATTGAGCTTGGTACTCACAAACACCCAGGCGACTCCGGCGGTAAAACAGGCCTACCGGAATAGCCCACTTCTTTAAATCGCTTTAAAAGCACTCTTCAGCATAGCCTTGTATCATCAAGGCTATGAACACACAAAGCACTCTTATCACAACACACTGGCAGATTGCACCTAACATTGAAAATCAAGTTGTGCAAGGTATTGATGACATCCATCAATGTATTGGCCACATCCTTTCAACGATGAAAGGGACGGATGTGTTGCGACCTGAATTTGGTAGTGATCACTTTCAATATATCGACCAACCGGAAGATGTTGCAATGCCAAACATCGTGCGCGAGGTTACGTTAGCACTTCAGCGTTGGGAAAAAAGAATCAATGTTGACTCAGTTAATGTAGAAGGGACTGCCCCGCACTTTGATTTTTTGATTTTTTGGTCGCTTACCGAAGACGTGCATCGTGAAATTTACGCCACAAGGATTACCGGATGAATAGAAATGAAGTGAAAGTCGTAGACGACAATGTTGAGAGCATTTTAAGTGAAGCGATTTCGCAGTATGAAAAACGCACCGGGAAAATCTTACAACCAGCGCACATTGAACGTTTGCTTATTAATGTTTATGCCATGCGTGAAAGCTTGGCGAGACAAGGCGTTAATGAGGCGTTTCGTCAAACATTCCCGCAATTTGCCACTGGTCTTGCGTTGGATTTATGCGGTGAAACGTTTGGCTGTTATAGATTACTCGAACGCCCGGCGCGCACCATTTTGCGTTTTAGCATTAACGGCGAACATCCATCTGTGGTTATTCCAAAAGGCACGCGTGTTTCGGTCACTGATGACATTGAATTTGTCACGCTAAATGATGATGTGATCACTCCACTTATTTCTTATGTAGAAGTTGAGGCGGCTTGTAATAAGCCGGGTACGATTGGTAACGGCTGGGAACGTGGACGAATAAAAACGCTTAAAAGTGAAATCAACTTCGCCGGCGAAATTACCGTCACCAATATTGACATTCCAAGCGGCGGTTTATTGCGCGAAGAAGATGACCCATACCGCGCTCGAATTCTTGCTGCGCCTGAAGCATTTACCAGTTGCGGTTCAATCGCTGCGTACGATTATCACACCCGCGCCGTCTCACAAGATATTGCTGATGTCAATGTATCAACCCCTCGCGGTGGACTTGTCCGAATCACAGTTTTAACCAAAACAGGATTGCCTGACAGCCGTCTCTTAAATGATGTGAAACAATATGTTGGCCCTGAACGCCGCCGTCCATTGTGCGATACGGTTGAGGTTATTGCGCCAACAAAACGTGACTATCAAATCACCGCCACATTAACCTTGCTCGAAGGTTATCGTGAAGACGTAGTTAAAGCCAAGGCGCGTGATGCGTTACAGCTCTACTTGTCAGACAAAACGAAAAAACTTGGGGTTGACGTGGTGCCATCGGCAATTATTAGCGCGCTACGCGTTGAAGGCGTGTATGACGTTAATTTAACTGCACCGGCAAAAATTGTAGTGGGTGAAACAGAATGGGCAAATTGCACTGCAATCAATATCAATGCAGCTCCGGAGCGCTCTAATGGCTAATTTAACGTATGCTGATGTCATTGAACGAGAGGCTAAATATAAAACATTGGCTGACCTAAGCCTTGGCATGAATAAGCTCGATAACAGCAAGGTGATGACAACGTTGGTCGAGTTAATTGATGATAGTTTTATCTCTTTGCTTGCAGAAAAATGGAGCGTGACGGGTTATGACGGGGCTTTTATTGCGGACAGCGATAACTCCAAGCGGAGCTTAATTCGAGTCGCTATTGAGCTTCACCGGTATAAAGGAACACCATGGTCAATTCGTGAAGTCTGCCGCCGGTTAGGGTTTGGCGAGATTGAGATTGACGAGGGATTAAAAGCGCGGACTTATGATCACAACTTTGTTCAAACCATTCCGTTAAGTGATAAATGGGCTTATTACGCTATCAGACTCAATCAGCCAATCTCAAACGAACAAGCGGCGCACTTGCGCAAAGTGTTGCGTAATTTCACCCCGGCGCGATGCACGTTAGCCGTGCTGGATTACAAGTCAGTGGCATTCTTGCACAACAATAAGGTGCGATATAACGGCACTTATAACTACGGTTCAAACTAGATTTAAAGCTAATTTAAAGGACAGTTATGGCAAATTTAAAAGAACAAGACAAATGGGAAGACGGCGTCTATCAAATTGAAGAAAACGACCCTGTGCTTGGCGGTGAGAATGGCATTACAAATAGACCCATTAAACAGTTGGCCAACCGCACATCCTGGCTTAAAAAAGCCTTAGAGTTGCTTGGAAAAAAATCAGCGCCGAAAGACTTGACCGCGGATAGTGCAAGCGAAACTCAAGCAGACGGTCATACACATGCGCTTCCAAACGCTTCAACTACGGCGAAAGGTGTTGTTAAGTTAAACTCAGCAACGAATAGTATATCAGAAACCGAAGCGGCTACGCCGAAAGCGGTAAAGGCAGTGCTAGATAAAGCAAATCAATGTGTGCCTTATGCCTCTAATCTTAAAAACTACGCCACAGTTGTGCCTAGCGCTGATGGGGACGGTGGTTATGAGATGGCGGGCGGTAAAAATGGGCATGCTTTCCGCTTGGAGTGCGAAGGTGACCATTTTAAATTTTGGTCTCGTATTGATAATACCCATTACGCTATCCACGCCCCGGCTAAGCGTAATGGCATTCTAGCCTTAATGGATGATGTTAATGCAAAAGTGTCAAAGAACGGCGACGTGATGAATGGGACGTTCTTTATTGATGGAGTTAAATCTGGTGGGTTTGCGAGCGGCTTAGCTATTCGAAATAAAGCTGGTGGACAAAATACGAGTGGGTTTGTGGATTTTTACCAGTCGGATACCGTGCCACGCTCGTCCATTTGGTTTCGAGATGCTGGTAATAATAGCACACAAATCGAATTTTTGAACACGCCTGAGGGGGCGGATTGGAATAGAGATAGTCGCGAAGTCGCGCTTACTGTTAAGTCCACAGGTGCGTTATGGAGTAAGCAATACGGCTGGTTGCATGACCACTTTGCCAAACAAGCAGACATTAGCAAT